GCTGGATATGCGGCCGCCATTGCCGCCGACGAGATCGAGGCTGACGACTACAAGCGCAAGGGCGGTTGATGGATCAGATAAACATCGGCGTACCTTACAACGGTTGGATGCCGCGAGCGCATCAGAAGAAGTTGTGGGATTATCTTGAGTTGGGCGGCAAGCGTGCGGTTGCGATTTGGCACCGACGTGCCGGCAAGGATGAGATTTGTTTGCATCACACCGCGGTCAGCATGATGGAGCGGCCAGGAAACTACTGGTCGTGTCTGCCGGAATACGGACAGGGCAGAAAAGCATTATGGACGGCCGTGAATCCGCACAGCGGCAAGCGCAGAATTGATGAAGTATTTCCTGAGATGCTCAGAGAGGGCACCAACGATCATGAGATGTTTATTAGATTCCGCAACGGCAGTACGTGGCAGATCGTAGGGAGTGACAGATACGATCAGACAGTCGGTAGTTCATGCGCGGGATTAACGATGAGCGAATTTGCTCTCAGCAATCCGAGTGCGTGGGGTTACTACCGGCCGATGGTGGAAGAGAATAATGGCTGGGCTTGTTTCATTACGACGCCACGCGGCAGAAACCATGCGTTCGAGATGTACAATTATGCGCAGCGTGCGAAGGGTTGGTTCTGCGAATCTCTGACGGTGCTGGATACCGGCACGCTATCGCAAGAGCAGCTCGACGCGGCGTTGGAGGAGTACAAGGCGCTGTACGGTGATGATGTTGGCGCGGCGCACTTCCAGCAAGAATACATGGTGAGTTTCAATGCCGCGATCTTGGGAAGTTTCTATGGGCGTGAGATGGCTGACATCAGGAGAGAGGAGCGCATCAGCGAGAACGTGATTGCGCTGCCGAAGGTGCCGGTACACCGGGCTTGGGATTTGGGAATGCGCGATGATACCAGCATTTGGTTTTATCAGAATGTCGGCGCGCAACTTTTCATTCTTGATCACTACGCAGCATCGGGCGCGGGCGTTGAGCACTACGCCGAGGTAATTGAGCAGAAGCGACACTTGCATGGCTGGGCAGACGGCAATGATTACGTTCCGCACGATGCCAAGGTGATGGAGTGGGGTACCGGCAGGACCAGAATCGAGACGATGCAGCAGTTCAACTTGCATCCGGTTCCGGTGCCGCGTGAGAGTCTTGATGATGGGATCAACGCGGTAAGGCTGACGCTACCTCTCTGTGTCTTCCACCCGCGTTGTGAGGATGGCGGCATCAATGCGTTGGAGCAGTACCGCAGAGAGTGGGACGAGGAGAAGAAGAGTTTCAGAACCAACGCCGTCCACGATTGGACGAGCCATCCGGCAGATTCGTTTCGCTATTTGGCTTTGAGCTGGCGACCGCCACCGAAGCGGGTGGCTAGGGCGCCGATGTTGAATGATGGAGGGTGGCGCATACCGCCGCCGAAGGAGGTCTGGGACCGGCGCGGAGGGGGGATACAGCTATGACCACGAAGGCGGAGCTGGAGCGAGCGACCGAGAGGGTAGTGAATGTCTGCCGCGGCTTGCAGACGCCAGACGATGCCTTTGACGTGTTGGGCGTGGCGTTTCAGATGATTGCCTGCATGTCGGAGCCTGACAAGTTAGCCGTGCTGGCGCGGGTTAACAATGTGATGCGGCAGCTACGCAAGGAGATGGCGGACAACTACGACCGCTACATGGCCGGCATCGGGGAAGCCCACGAGCGGCAGCTGCAGTGGGAGAAGGCGGCGAAGGGTATGGCCGAGTGTCTAGTGCAGTGGCTCGATGCGGAGCCGGAAGACAAGACCAAGCATTAGAGATTCTATGGCCAGGAGAGGTGTATGGCGCTATCTTTCCTCCGCAGCCACAAGGGCAGATCTTGACGACTGTCCTCGTCCCCTTCTTCATAACTAATGGAGTAACACGGTATGCCGTCAAAGTCGCTGGCGCAAAAACGCTTTATGTCTGCCGCCGCTCACTCACCCAAGTTCGCCAAGGAGGCCGGCATTCCGGTCAAGGTGGCGAAGGAGTTTCACAACGCTGACAAAGGCAAGTACGGCCACAAGGCTCCCAAGAAGCCGCGCTAAAGACAAGGCCGCGCATTAGCGTTATGCTTTGACGTATCGGGCACCTGATTTGCTAGGCAAAGGGTGTCCGCATGGCCGACTACGGCAGCAAGCCTCCCAATCAAGAAGACATCAACGCCGACACCATCGAGTACGATCCCTCGATCGAGCCGAAGTCTGCGAAGGCGTGGATTAATCTGTTGGAGGAGTCGGAAGAGACGTTCGAGAAGTGGAACACGGTCTGCGACAAGGTTGAGAAGGAGTACGGCAACCTCGAGAAGCTGGCGAAGAGCGATGCCGGCCGCAATCGCGAGTTCCAGATGTTTTGGGCCAATTGCGAGGTCATCAAGCCAAGTATTTACGCACGGCCGCCGGTTCCCGTTGTCGTTCCCAAGTTTCGCGATCAGCGCCCGGTCTATCAGGCGGCATCTGAGTTAGCAGAGCGTTGTGCGGTGGTTGCGTTTGACTTGGCCAGAATCAACGACCTGATGATCCAGGTACGCGATTCTGTGGCCCTGGCCGGCCGCGGCGTGGCGTGGTGCCGCTACGAGAGCGGCAATAAGGGTGGCTATTACAGCCACGAGAAGGTCTGCATCGATTACAAACACCGCAAGGACTTTCTGCATAGCGTCTCGCGGTCGTGGGAGGAAGTGTGCTGGGTGGCGGCGGCGAGCTATCTGACGCGATCGGAGGCGCGCGATCGGTTCTACAAGTACTCAGGCGATGCCTACCAGGACGCCGAGTACAAGGTCGATCGTGACAAGAAGGAGGTTGGCGGGGCGGATGCTCGTGAGCGAGCTCAGTTTTGGGAGATCTGGCACAAGGGCGAGCGCAGGGTCGTGTGGGTGGCGAAGGGCTGCGAGGACATCCTCGACGAGGACGACCCGCACCTCGACCTCTTGAACTTCTTCCCCTGTCCGAAACCGGCTTACGGGACGCTGCAGCCGGGAAGCCTCGTTCCCGTGCCCGACATGGCGCAGTACCGCGACCAGCTCGATGAGGTGAACCTTCTTACCGACAGAATCCACGCACTGTCTGATGCGTTGGAGGCGAAAGGATTCTACCCGAGTGGCGGCGCCGAGATCGGCGAAGCCGTGCAGGCGGCGATTGCTGCCAACACACCCGGAAGATTGCTGGTTCCGATCGCCAACTGGGCGGCTTTCGGCGGCACCAAGGAGATCATTGTCTGGCTTCCGATCGACCAGATTGCGACCGTCATTCAGTCGTGCGTGATGCTGCGCAAGGAGATCATCTCCGACATCTATCAGATCATGGGTTTGTCGGACATCATGCGCGGCTCGACGAACCCGAATGAGACGTTGGGCGCGCAGCAGCTGAAGAGCGAATACGGCAGCGTTAGAATCCGCGACAAGCAGCAGGAGCTGGTGCGGCTGGCCAGGGACTTGGTCGAGATCACGACCGAGATCATTGCCGAGAAGTTCGCCGACAAGACCATCATCGAGATGTCGCAGACCGATCTGCCGACGAGGGCCATGGCCGAGCAGCAGATCAAGCTGATCACCACGGACCTGGAGCAGAAGAAACAGCAGATCGGGCAGATGATGCAAACGCAGACGGCGCAGCAGGCCCTGCAGCAGAACCCGCAAGCGGCGCAGCAATTAAAGCCCATGATCGAGCAGCTGATTGCCGCCGCCGGCAAGTCGATCAAGAAGATCGCCGAGCAGCCGACCTTGGAGCAAGTACTGGCATTTCTGCGCAATAATCGCATCAAGAGTTTCGTGCTCGACATCGAAACCGATTCCACCATTCAGGCAACGGAAGAATCCGAGAAGAAGCGCAGGACCGAGTTCGTCGGCGTACTGGCGCAGCTGTTGCCGCAGCTCAACCAGATGATCACCGCCGAGCCGATGACGGCGGATTTCTGTGGGCAGCTGTTGAAGTTCGCGACGGCGCCATTCCGCGCCGGCAGGCCCTTGGATGGCGCGATCGATGGGCTGATCGAGATGCTCAAGGCCAAGTCCGACCAGCCGCGGCCGGATGATCCGACCACGTCGGCGATGAAGACGCAGTTGCAGATCGAGCAAATGAAGAACCAGACCGCCAGCGACAAGATCAAGGCTGACGCCGCGATTGCGGCGGCGAAGTTGCAGCAGGACATGCAACAGCACCAGCAGAAGCTCTTAAACGATCGCGCCATCAAGCAGATGGAGCTCGACGCGCAGAACCAGACCGACAGTGCCAAGGCACAAGTGCAGAACCAGAAGCTGATGGAAAGCCAACAGACCCACCAAGCCAACATGCTGGGCAAGATGGCTGACTTTAAGCTCAATCAGCAGAAGGCCGACCTCGCCCAGCAAACGCACGAGGCCAAGCTCAACGACATGGCGGCGCGGCAGAGTGAACGGGCGGCGCAGCAACAGTTCAAGGTGAGCCAGCCGATCGGAGGAGGGTCGTTGTGAGCGATCCGCGCGACCCGATGGGGTTGATGGAGATGCTGCGGCGCCAGGAGGGCCGCACTCAGCCGGGATTGCGCAGCATGTACGAGGACATGCACGGCAATATGCGCCTGCCGGCGCGTCCCGACGTTCCGCTTATGCTCGATAAGGAGCTCGAGCAGACGGCGCGCGAGGATGCGCTGGCATCGCCGGTCGTCGACGACGTGCGCTTGCGGGCACTGGGCTTCCGCCATCAGATGGGCGAGTCGGTGGCGCTCGACCGCTACGGCGTCCAGCCCGGTATTGTCGGGCGGCCACTGAACGCCGTTGATCGGGTGTTGCGGCAAGTCGGTCCTGGCGTGCCGGAAAACGAAGTGCGTAGCTACAATCGCTTCCCCGACGCTGCCAGCGAAAGACAGCGACCGCCACCGGCACCGCCGTTTTTCGACGAGAACACGCCGGCCTGGGCGACTGAGCAGCAAGGCACCCCGGAATTCTGGTCGCAGCCCGGCGTCTACGCCGACGACCCCGAGCGGGGCTACGACATATGAGCGACACCTATAGTTACCAACCCGATCCCGAGGTCGAGGCCGCCTTGAAGATGGGCGAGCTGGCGGCGCCGGATAGTTATAGCGACGAGCCCACGGCACGCATTACGGTACGGCCGCCGTCTGTGTTGCGCACCGGCCCGCAGGAAGACACCCGCATGGGTAATGCGCTCGTCCGCATGGGATCTTCGGCCGAGCAACCCGACACACTGATTCCGCCCGCGAGCTACAAGCCGGCGCCGGCCTGGGCAATGGGAGTGGTAGGCGCAGTGAAAGGCGCGGCCGAGGGGGCGGTCGACTACGTCAAGCGGCCGGGCCAGATGATGGAAAGGAACCCTTATCCGCCTGGCAGTGAGCAGGCCGACTACTACGACCTGATGAAGATCAAGAACGAGAGTGATTGGGCGGGAGAGACGGCGCTCAATACTCTTGGCACGGGCGGCGTCGTCGGTGTGCCAATGCGAGCTGGCGAGACGGTTCTGGGGGCGGGTGCGGTGCGCCCCAAGATGGGTTCAGTCGCGGACCCCGCGGCGAAGTTCCCGCAATACGCCGAGAAGTATCCCGACGTGGGGCCGCCAGTCGAGCTGATCGATAAGAAGACCAAGCAGCCGTATCTGAGCAAGCAGTTGACGCCGGAAGCGCAAGCCTTCGGCGACGAGCGCACACGTATTATGGCCGACATGAAGAAGAACGGGTTCACACCCTACTTCGATCCCGCCCAGCGCACCCATGTCGACCCGCAATACTACCCGCCTAATGTCGACACAACGACCATCATCCCCGCCAAGCAGGCGACCATCGACAAGCACATGGAGAAGATTGGCAGCGAGGATGCGCGGCAGCGATTGCGCGTGGCTTACGAGCGCGGCAGTGGCATGCAGGATACCGCAGACTGGTATGCCATGGCGCAGCTAGAGAAGAAGTTCATCGACGAGCTGGGGCCGGTCGCGGGCCGCAAGGCATTCCAGGACAGGGTTGCGACCTCGATGGCGGCGACGACCGGCGGCGCCGACCCAACCAGCAACTGGCTGATGGCGACTTATGGCAATTATCTGCGCTCCAACAATCTGCCGTACCCGAAGGCGTCCTACGAGATGCCGTATCCGATCGGCGGCCGCTACGTCACCGGCAACATGGCCATGCACGAGAAAATCTTCGACCAGGGTGGATTCCCGGCACTGGGTGCGGCCAACCCCAAGCGGCACAACTTCTCGCAGAACTTCACCGGTAACCGCGGCGCGGCGACGATGGACGAGCAAATGACATCCGGCATGACCCCAAACGTCATGATGCCGCCGCCGGGGCAGTACGGACTCTACGAGAAGACGCTCGCCGAGGAAGCCAAGAAGGTAGGCGTCCCGCCGCAAAACTATCAAGACGTGGGCTGGGCCGGGTTCAAGAACATGAAAGACCCTAACTACACCAAGGGCCAGCCCTTTATTCAGACCGTCAACGAGAGCATCGAGCGCACCCACCGTTTGACCGGCATGCCGCGCGACGAAATCGTGCGGCGCGGCATTATCAAGGGTGAGATTCCGATTTATGGGCTTGCGGGCGCGCTTGGAATGGGCGCTATCGCCGAGCAATCGCAAGGGGGCGACAGGTAGTATGCCAATCGAGCGGATCGAGGTCTTCGATGATGCCGCCCGCTTCCTCGCAGGAGTAGCGCAGGCCGGTCAATTGGCGGAGGACCATGCGGTATTCCGCCGAGCCCTTGCGGGCGGCGTTCTTGCGTCTGACGAGGGCGGCAATGGTCTGTTCCAGGTCGTCCATGCGCTACAGTATACCCGACACGAAGAGGCCGAGCAATGACGGCGCGCAGCACGCGGGCGAAGCTCGCCAAGACGGCGACGAAACAGATAAAGAGGCCATCTTCATCGGGCAGGAAACTAACCCCGACCAGAAGGAAGCGGACCATGGCCATTAGGAAGGACGACGACTTAGCTGTAATGGAGCGTGATGAGCACTTGCGGGCCAAGGTTCCGGCCGCCAAGGCGGACGCCAGGGTAGGCGTCGAGCCGTTTGTGGTGATGACGGCGGGTAATCCGCTGACCGTCACCAATGCCAACCCGACGCCGCCAACCAACTTTTCCTCGACCGGCGGCACGCCACCGAATCCGGCCACTTACGACCCAACCGTCTACAACACGGCGACCGACTCACACTACCCCAGGCCCGATCTGGCGCCGTTCTACGATGATGGCGCAGCCGGCGCCATCACGGCCATTGCCGCCAATCATGCCTCCCTTGCGGTCGGCGGGCCGAGCGTGGCGCCGGAATCGACCGGCACGGTGGTCATTGTGACAACCCCCGGCAGTCGCGCCGAGTGTCCGACGCAATCGGTGTCGGTCGCTGGCACCTACAGCACCACGCCCAACGCCTCGCACCCGAGCTCGCAGCCGCCGGCATCGCTGGCGACGATCACCTCGATCTCGCCCAACAACATCGCGTCGGGGGCCGGCGTGGTGTCGACCCTGCTGGTCAACGGCACCGGGTTCGAACCGGCCTCTGTCGTGCTGGTCAACGGCGTCGCGCAATCGACGTTCTACATCTCGGCAACCCAGATCAGCGCCTCCAATGTGCAGAAACGAGCGACATCAGGAACGCTGCCGGTCGTGGTGTCGACATTCGGGGCGCTGACAACGCCGGCAACAACCTGGACTTTTACCTGAGCCTGCGCGTTGGGGAGTACGGCCGGAATGATCCGGCCGCCTTCCCAAGGAGAACGTCATGTCTACCACGAAGCACGATCCGACACCGCAACCGCCGCCGGTCGATCCGCGCGATCTGCCGCAATCGATCAACGAGCCGCACGGCTCGCAGACGCAAAAACCGGCCGACAAGAGCCAGAAGGACCACGACGAGGAAGAGCACAAGAAACGCAAGTAAAGTATAGGGACGCTGACCGAGCGCGTCGTCCCTGTCGAGCCCAGGGGCTAGGATTGCCCTCCAGGTTTGTCTTGGTCCTTGGGCCGCCAATTGCAGGAGACGGAAATGGGCCTAGCCGTCGTCACCGTCGCCGCGGGCGGCATGCCGGTCATCGACGTGACCAGTGTTACGCCCAAGGCGGGCCTGCCGGTCACCGAGGCGGCCAATGGCTACGGCATTGCCGTCACCAAGGTGGCGGCGGGCGGCATGCCGGTGATGTATGCGGTGCCGCCGTTAATCAGAGAGGCGCAAAATGCGCGTAGAGCTGATCGAGGTTGAGCCGGGTAAGTTCCGGGTCGCGCGACCGCCTTACCGATCATTGCGATCGAGCCTGCCGTGCCCGCACGTCATCTCCGACATCATGGACCCTGTTGAGCAAGTGGACGGAAAATACTACACGTCGAAGCGTGCGTTTCGGGCCGTAGGCCGCTCGCTGGGGCTGACCGAGGTCGGCAACGAGAAACAGAAGACGCGGCTCTTGGGCGCCCACGATCCGAAGGTCAAGAAAGAACGCCAGAAGGCGATCAAGCGAGCGGTTGAGATGGTCAAGGGTGTCTGAATAGGCCATTCAGACGCCGTCCCGTGAGGCCACGGGGCATAATCCAAACTTATCGGGCATCGGGCAATTCATCCGCCTTTCGGGCGAGGGGAGAGCCATCATGTCTGATGTCGGTATTTCGAATGCGCCGCCAGCGTCCGCACCGTCCGCGCCGCCGTTAATTGCCGAGATACCGATCCAGCAGCACGTCGACCGGCCGGCGCCGATCGACAGTCCCGGCCCCCAGAAGGCACCCGATCGTGCCGCCAGCGTGCGCGAGAGCGTGCAGAAGGCCTTCGACCGGGCCGGCGATACCGCCGCCAAGCCTGTCAAGCGCGGCATGGGCGACAACAACCCGCCCGAGCCGATGCAAAAGGAGAAGATCGACCTCAAGAAGCCGCCGCCGAAGGAAGATAGTCGCCCGCGCGCCGAGCACGGGCATTTTGCGCCGTCAACTGACAATCGCAGTCAATCGCTGCCAAATGCTGACAGGGGCCAAAGTCAAAGTGCAAACGGTCAGCAAAAGCCGGCCGTTGCACATGGGAACCTACTCCCAGAGCATGCCCCTTACCGCGAGCCGCCGCCCCGGATGGCTCCGCACGCGCAAGCCGAGTGGCACGCGGCGCCGGAATCGGTACGCGGCGAAGTGCATCGCATGCACCGCGAGATGGCCGACGCCTACAGCCGCTTCCGCGCCGATCATGAAGAGATGAACGGCATTCGCCAGTTCCAGCAGATGGCGAAGGAGCACGGCACGACGCTGCAGCGCGCGCTCTCCAACTACACGACCATGGAGAAAAAACTAGTCAGCGATCCGCACGCCGCCTTCGAGATGATCGTATCGAACCTCAACTTGCGCACGCCCGAAGGACAGAAGCTGACCTATCGCGACTTGGCTTACGACTATCTTCAGCAATCGCCCGAGCAGCACAAACTGATACAGGCGCAGAACGCGCAGTCGGCACAAGGCTACCAGCTGGGCGCGTTGCACCAGAAAGTAGACGCCATTGCCAATGGCTTTCAGCAGATGCAGTATGCGCAGGCTCATTCGTATACGCGGTCGGCCGTCGACCAGTTTGCCGACAGTCACCCACGCTTCGATGAGCTAGGCCCCGCGATCGAGCGCGAGATACAATTCGGGTTCGATCTCGACACGGCTTATCAGCGGGCGGAACGTCTATACCCCGCCACCCACGCGGCTCAGACCCGCCAGACGACCCCATCGGCTCAGACCCGATCAGACCGCTCGATTTCCGGCGCACCCACTTCCAGTCCCTCAGACGGACGGCGCGGAAACGGCAAACCGATCAGCTCACGCGAAGCAGCGGCTAACGCAGTGCGTGCCGTGCTTGGCTAACCGAAGGGGAGGGCCTTATGGCCGACATCAACACCGTTGCTGCCTATCAGCAGATTCTCTCGATGTCGCTTGAACAGCGATCGACGCAATACCAAGACCTCGTATCTAACAACAACGCACTCTTTGCCGTCCTCAAGCGCAAGGGCTTGTGGCAGACCTATTCCGGCCCGCGCATCAGGCAAACGCTGCAAATCGCCAAGCAAGTTGCGCAATGGTACTCAGGCTACGATCAGCTGCTCAACCCCGCGCTCGATCTGTTCAACGACGCCGTCTACGATCCTAAACAGGTGGTTGTGCCTGTGATTCTGAGCATGCAGGAGATTCTTAACAATTCCGGCACAAATCAGCTCATCGACGTTTACGACAACTACATCACGGCCGCCGAGAAGACACTGACCGACACCATGGATGCCGGACTCTACAGCGACGGCACCGCTAACGGCGGCAAGCAGATCACCGGCTTGGGCGCCGCGGTTCCGATCATCACCAACACCGGCACCTACGGCGGCATCGCACGCACCAACGTGATCTGGCAGACCAAGACTTATGACGCCAATAGCATGGCGACGGCGATCGGCACGCAAGTGTCGGCGACGACGATCCGCCCAATGCTCAACTTCGTGATGACGAAACAATCGCGCGGAAAAGATTACGCCGATCTTCTCATCATGAGCCCCGAGCATTACGCGGCCTACGACGCGGCGACCGTCGCAATCCAAAGGCAGACCAACGAGACATCTCTCGGCGCGCTTGGCTTCTCCGCTCTTGAATATATCGGCGGCGGCAAGCGAGCTGAGATCGTGCTCGATGGCGGCATCGGATCGAACATGCCGGCGAACACGACGTTCGGCATCGACACCGACTCGTTCCGCGTTCGCTATCACCCCGAAAGAAACTTCAGCAAGATTTTCGACGGTGAAGGGATGATGCCAATAGACAAAGATGCCATTGCACAATTTGTCGGGTGGATGGGCGAAGTAACTATGACCAATCCGCTCTTCAACTGGCGCATGTACGACTCTAATCCGGCTGCGTAGCGAGGACGACTCTAACCCGGCGTTTTTGGATTGGCCTCTATTGCCGCCGGGTCAGCGGGACCGTCGCCCTCACGTTCGCCCGAGCGTGAGGGTGGCGGCTCTTTTCAAATCAGGAGAACACGATGCCTGCTAATCCAGACGATTCGCTGGTTCCGACCTTCAGACATCTCGCGATTCATAATCCAATCAAGTCGGCTGCTGAGGGTCGTCCTATCTATGACGATCAAGAGGTTTGCGAGGTTCGGTTTCCAGGCAGCGATGCATGGTACGTCTTCCCGGCGACGGCGATGTCGACGCAGTGGCTCACCGATCCAGTGACTGGCGAGCAGACGCAGATCAGCTACGCCGAGCGGTTCCGCAAGCAGTACCAGCAATTCAAGGAGAGGGCGCAGCAGACCAAGTCAGGCACGCCACTCGACTACGCACCGTTCCTGACCGAAGCGCGCCGCGCCGAATTGAAGGCGCTCAATATCTACACTGTCGAGGCGCTTGCCGAGGTCGACGGACAGCCGTTGAAGAATCTCGGCATGCACGGCCGCGAGCTGAAGAACCAAGCGATCGAGCACATTGCCGAAACCAAGCAGGGTGCGCCGAGCCTGGAGCTGATGGCGCAGCTCGAGCAGCTGAAGGCCCGCAATGCCGTGCTGGAAGAGGACGCCAAGCTTCTCACCAAGCGGCAGGCAATGGAGAGCGAGTTTGAAAATATGTCGATCGATCAGCTGCGTGAGTTCATCACCGCTAATACCGGCCACACGCCGCAAGGCACGATCAATCGCAAGACCCTCGTTCGCATGGCAATGGACGCGCGGCCAGACAAGGCGGCCTAAATGACGCTGCTCGCGGTGGTGCAGAAGGTATGTCCGGTTGTCGGCGTCATGGTGCCGCAAGCGGTCTTCCCCGGCATTAGCTCCAACCGCACCATGCAGGAGATGGTCACGCTCGCCAACGAGGTGGCGCAGACCATTGCCTATGATCACCGTGAGTGGACGACGCTGAAGACGAAGGCGACGTTCACGGGCGACGGCGTCAGCGAAGCTTTCAACTTGCCTGCCAACTACAAGCGCATGCTCCTAAAGAGCAACGTGTGGCGATCGAGGCAGACGATGGCGCCGATGCGCTTTATTCCCGATCTCGACGAATGGATGCAGCGTCGCGCCATGGGCCACGTCGACCTTTACAGCGAGTGGACGATCTACGGCGGTCAGATGCATATCCAGCCGATCCTGCCGGCAGCCGAGACGGCGACGTTCAACTACCTCGACAAGAACTGCATCGCTTTGGCGAGCGGCGGCTACGGCGACGAGTTCATGTCCGACCTCGACACCTTCCGGCTCGACGAGCGCGTGCTCAAGCTTGGCATGATTTGGAGGTGGAAGAGTCAGAAGGGGACTGCCTACGCCGAGGACATGGGCACCTACGGTGACGCTCTCAACACCGTCGCGGGCTTCGATCAGCCGTCACCGATCCTGATTGGACGCAGGCCGGCAATGCGCAACGCTACCGACGCCTATCCATGGCCGGTGCCGACATGAGCGTGCATCAAGGGTTCCGCCGGCAACCCGTGCCGCAGCAAGTCGCGCTGCAAGCGCAGGCGATCACGATTCCGGCGCCGACCCGTGGCATTATCGAGTCTGAGAACCTCGCCTTCATGCAGCCGGGGGCTGCGATCATTTGCGACAACTGGGCGCCGACCATGCGCGGCGTGAAGCTGCGCGGTGGTTCCGAGCGTTGGTGCGTGCTGCCGGAAACGGTGCCGGTGGTTTCGGCTTTCGAGTACGCCAGCGGCAACGTGCAGCGCATGTATGCCGGCACCGCGACCAACCTCTACGACGTGTCCTCGCCCGCACCAACGCTGGTCAAGAGCGGGCAAACGTCCGGCAACTACTGCGCGGCGCAGCTTTCGAATATGGGCGGCGACTACATGATTGTGGTCAACGACGCCGGGAATTTCCCATTACGCTTCGACGGCACTACCTGGGAAACGCTCGATCCGACCTACACGCCGCCTGTCGACAAGCCGCCGAAGATCACCGGCCCGGTAGTCGATCCGCCAGTATCGGTTCAGCAGGGAGCTAATCTTACTTACGTGTGGAAGTATCGCGGTCGCCTGTTTTTTATCGAAGGCGGCAGCATGAATGCTTGGTACCTCGACATCAATGCGGTCGGCGGTGTCTTGCAATTGATCCCATTGTCGGGGGCGGCGACCAAGGGCGGCAAGCTTTTGTTCGGTGCGACATGGTCGGTCGACGCCGGGGACGGTATCGACGACAAGTGCGTGTTTTGCACGGATCTGGGCGAGCTGTTGATCTTCACCGGCAGTAATCCCGCCGACTCTGCCAACTGGCGCCAAGAGGGGCGCTACGCCATCGCGGCTCCGCTAGGCATCAACGCCCACGTTCCTTTGGGCGGCGATCTCTTAATCGCGACGGTCGACGGCATCGTGCCGATTAGCGCCGCCATCACCAAGGACACCGAGCAGCTCGACCTCGCTGCCGTCACCTTGAACATCAAGACCATGTGGCGCGAGGAAGTGGCGGCCAAGCGCATTCTCCCCTGGACGATGAAGCCTTGGCACGAATACGGCGCCATGTTCGTCACTTGGCCGGGAGGAACACCCGGCAACAGATACTGCGCGATCGTCAACATCGCGACCGGAGCGTGGGCGCGCTTTGTTGGCTACGACGCTACTTGCTTCATTCGCATGCGTGCCGATCTGTTTTTTGGCACGCAAGACGGCGTTATTATGCAAGCGGACAGAACCGGCTATGACGACGGCCAGCCGTATGTCGCAACGCTGGTAGGCGGCTGGGGGTGTCTCGGTCAGCGCCTGCAAATGACGACGTGGCATCAGGCCCGCGCCTCGTTCGCGTCCGGTACGCGAGAGCCGTTCCAGCCGCAGCTTTCAGCTTGCACAGACTATGTCGTGACGTTGCCGACGCCGCCATTGGTAGGGCAAGACCCTGGCCTTGCCGATGTGTGGGATCAGGGCCTGTGGGGGCCTAATATCACGCCGTGGGCATTACAGTGGAAAAACGGTCTTGCCTACAGTGTCGGTACCCTGGTCTACGACGTTAACGGCATGACGTGCTGGTCGGCTGCCGTTGCTCATACCAGTGCGGCCACGGGGACATTCGCGGCTGATCGAGCCGCCCACCCAACCTACTGGACGGCGACGGCAACGCCCGTGCCGCCGCCACCGACACCCGCCGAGCGCGCAGACTACGCGCAATGGGATCAGGCAGCGCCAGGGCGGCCTGCCGTGCGCAACACCATGTGGGTCAGCATCGGGTTTACCGGCTACACGCACGCGCCGATCGTACAGGTATCGGTCGGGCAAGTTGCCAAGCCGCAAGTCGAATTGATTGCCATCGACGCTATCCACACCCCGATGGGTACCAACGTCTAGGAGAGCAACATGGCCGCCGCCCCTGGATACGTCGATCCCGCGACTGCAGTCGTTGTTGCCGCCACCCCTCCTGCCGACCCGGCTTACGGCCCTCCTGCCGACTATGGCGGCAGCAACAACGATCCGGCCTATACGTCAGGACATGGGGGCCTATTTGCGCCCGCCTACATCCACGGCTATGGCGCCAGTGAACGCGCCGTCAACGCCTGGAACGCGGCCAAGGGCGGGCTGACGCGCGACATGATCGACAGCTTGCGCATGCCGGCGGAATGGACGCCGCCTTCCGGCAAAGCTCCCGGTGACGGCGTCTACGGCGGTTCCAACATTCCGCTTACACTGAAGCTGGGCCAGGATGGCGGTCTGGTCGACCCGGCCGCACTACGAGCACTCTCGCACGGTACTGCCTACGACGTGGGAGCGCGGCGCGATGCCATCGCCGCCCGCATGCTCGCCAATCAGCAAGCGCAAGATGCCTATGGTGGCGGACCAACGCCCATAGGCCGGGGCGAACTCGCGCAGACCTTGACGTATGACCCCGCCACCGGGGGCTACATCGACCCCAACGACCCCAACAAGGTCAAGCCGTTTCATAGCGAGGACTTTGGCTGATGCTGTCTTACGTCTACGGACACGATGAGACAGTGGCGCGCTTCGTCGCGCAGATGATTCCGCGCTGCCGCGAGCGTGGCTTCGGCAACTGCAAGGCCATCGGCGTGCTCGACGGCGAGCAACTAATTGCAGGACTCGTCTACCATAATTGGGAGCCCGAGGCTGGCATCATCGAAATGAGCGGAGCGGCGCTCCCCGGCAAGCAGTGGCTGACGCGCGGCACGATCGCGCGCATGTATCAGTACCCGTTTCACGTCGCGCACTGCCAGATGCTCGTGCAGCGCAACGCCGCCACCGACGAGCGTTTATTGAGACAGCTCGCGGCCTACGGCTACACGTTCATCCGCGTGCCGCGCATGCTGGGGCGCGACAAGGACGGCGTGCTTTGCCTTCTCACCTACGAAGCGTGGGCCGCAAACAAGTTCAACGCCCGCCTGAAACATCATCTCATCGATACCGAGCTAGAGGAGGCTGCGTGATGGCAGGCTTTTCAGGAAATCGGGGTGTTCCGCAAAGCTATTCACCGTATAACCCCGGCTTCACCTCGTTTGCGAGCGCACCCAGGCCGACGCCCACGAGTACCGGGTTCACGCCGCCGCCGGGGGCAACCGGACAATCCCTGTTCGCGCCGCCGCCGGGGGGCATGGCTGCGCGCGGCAACATTACCAATGCCCTCATGAACCAGGGCGGCGGCTTCACGCCGCCCCCGCCGCAGATGGTTCCAGGCGCTCCAGGCGGTGGCTTCGCGCCACCGGCACCGCCGACCGGCATCGGCACGGGTGGCTTGTTCGCGCCGCCGCCGACGCCGGGAGCGCCGATGTCGACCGGGGCGCTGCCCGTGCTACCGCCGCGGCCGTTCCAGAATGTCTACAGCCCCGGCGCGCTCGCTAATCCTGGCGGCATGCCGACGCGCGGAGGGGGATTCTGATGGCTCCCTACACGACCCAGGTTGCGCCCTACGCAGGACCGGCAGGACCAGCAGCGCCAGCAGCTCCGATGGCGCCGGGCGCAAACATGCAGCGTGACGCCATCACGCAGGCGCTGCTCAACGTGCAGAACCCGCCGCCACGCACCCAAGTGCCGCCGGGGGTGCAGAGCATGGGGGCTCCGATCATTCCATCTCCAGCCGGCGCGATGGGAGCGCAACCAGGGCAGCAGTCAGGAGCAGGAGGGATGCCGGGGATGTCGGGAGTGCCTGGGGCAATACCGGGCATGGGCAATCCGATGTCGCCGATGCCGACCGGCATGAACCAGACTCTACAGCCAGGAGCGACGGCGCCCGCGGGGGCAAATTTCAACGCGCCGCCGCAAGTCGGCATTCCCCCGCAACCACAGGCGCCCGCGATGGGTGTGCCGCCGACTGTGGGCGGTCAGCAACCGCCGCAACAGTAGGAGGAGACTTTGAGTAAACCAGATCCTCCGACCCCTCCCGATCCGGTCGCCACCGCGCGCGCGTCGACATCAACGAACGTCGCGACCTCAATCGCGAATGCGTTTCTTGGAAACACAAACCAAGTCACGCCGAATGGCGACCTAAATTACGATGTTACCGGAAATTATCAGTGGCAAGACCCGTATACTGGGCTCAATGTTGATATTCCGACGTTTACTGCTAGCCAAGTACTATCGCCACAACAGCAAGCCATCAATGATCAAAGTACAGCCGCCAAATACAACATGGCGGGAATGGCGAACGCACAGAGTGCGCGCCTTTCCAACTTGCTGTCGAGTGAGATCAACACTGGCACTAATCCCAATCAGTTCGATGCGGGCTGGTATCTCCAGAACAATCCCGACGTGGCGGCGTCGGGTATGGATGCCTATCAGCACTATCTGCTGTACGGACAGAAAGAGGGACGCGCAGCCAATAGCGGCATTGTTGCGCCATCGGCAGGCGACCCGACCAAGATATCCGGCATTCCCGCGCCGCCGACATCATTTGATCCCGGCGGCCAACAACAAACCTCGTTCAATACCGCAGGACAGCAGCAGACCGGCTTCGCCGATGTCGGCGGCCCGCAATCGCAATTGGGCTACACGCCGGGACAGGTGTTTGGTTTTGGCGGCGCTGGCGACGTGACCTCAAGCTACGGGCCGGGAGACTTCTCGGCTGATCGACAGAACGTGCAAGACTCGTTGATGGCGCGGATCAATCCGCAATTAGCCGTCGAGAAGAACCAACTCACACAACAGCTCGCCGACCAGGGCATTCGCTACGGCTCCACCGCTTACACCAATGCGATGGATAACTATAACCGTCAGAGCAATGACGCGCGCTTCGCTGCCATCAATCAAGCTGGAACAGAACAACAGCGCATGATGGACATGGCGGCGCAGAGGGCCGGGTTCCAGAACGCCGCGCAACAGCAACAGTTCAATCAGCAACAACAGCGCGGCACCTTCTTCAACACCGCACAGCAAGCGATGTTTGGCCAGAACCTGCAAGGCGGACAATTTGCCAATACCGCGCAACAGCAAGCTTACGAGCAAGCGCAAGGTCGCGGCACCTTCGCCAACACCGCGCAAGCCCAGCAGTTCGGGCAGAACCAGCAGGCCGCGACGTTCGCCAACCAGGCCCAGCAAAATCAGTTCATGCAGAACGCGCAGCAAGGCGAGTTCGCGCAGGCTGGCCTCGCCGCGCAAGTCGCGCAAGCACAATCCGGTTTCAACGCGCAGAATATGGCGCGTAACCAGTTCATGAATGAACAGTATGCGATGCGCAACCAGCCGATCAACGAGATCAGCTCGTTGTTGTCTGGTTCGCAAATCAATAATCCAAATTTCGTCAACACTCCTAATAACCAGATCCCAACAACTGACGTTGCTGGGCTGATCAACACGCGCTTCAATCAGGATTTCCAGAACTATCAGCAACAATCACAACAGCAACAGGCGCTGATGGGCGGCATCTTCGGCATGCTGGGCGGCATGGCAAAGATGTCGGATGAGAGGATGAAAGAAAACAAGGTGAAGATCGGCAGCGTTTTCGCGACCGAGGCAAACGAGAACGAGAGCGCCGACAGCGGGCCGATCGATGCCGAGGGCGGCAAGAGTCTGCTGCCGATCTACAGCTACACCTACAAGGGTGATCCGAGCGGGCAACGCCATGTCGGGCCGATGGCGCAGGATGTCGAGAAGATCGACCGCGGCGCCGTGAAGACGCACCGCGGCATCAAGTACATCAATCCCGGCAGAATAATGGGCAACGTGTTCGCGACCGCACACGCAGCAGGGTGACGAAATGGCTGGACCAACCGTAAACGACAGCGCCCCGTCCGGTGCGGGTGATCCCTTTAGCTACATCTTCGGTGGCAATACCGGATTGAGCTATGAAGAGCTGAAGCGACGGCGCGCAATTGCCACCGCGCTTGCCGGCCAGAAAAAGGGCTTTCCCAAAAATACCGGCGAGGGGCTGACTTATCTCGGTGAGTCGATCGGCGAGGCTGGCCTCAATTGGCGGCTCGCGCAGATGGAGAAGGCGCAGAAGGAAGCCGAGGCCAGCATTCCGACCGGCGGTGCCAAGCTCAGTGGCGAGCCTGTCCCGATGGCTGGCCCGCCAGGGTCGCGCTACACACCGCCGCCGGCCGTGACGACCACCCCGCCCGGTGGCGCCGAGCGGCCAGTAACGCCGCCCGCGCCGCGCGCCGAAGCAGATACGGGAGTAACAGTCGCCGCCGCTGATCAGGCGCCAGCCGAGCAGCCGACGACGCTGGCTTACGCACCCAGCTCCACGCCCGATGAGACACAACTATCCACGCCAGTATCGGCGCCGCCCGCGAGGGCGGCCACGCCGTTCTTCGCTCGCCCCCAGGAAGCACCCCTGGTAACGCGAAACGATATCCCTCTGACAGGTGGGACCGGCACTGGGATGCGAGCCCCCGGCATGGTTCCGTTTGATTGGGAGACATCTGGCAGCGGCGTGGGAGGCCCCGGTGAGACGTATGCCGTGCAGGGCGGACTGCAAAAGCAAGGCGCCCAGCGGCTGGCCGACATGCAAGGCAATGCCGCGGCCCTCGACCCCAATCTAACGGCCTCGCCACAGACGTTCCAGAGGGGCGGCAATCCAGGGCTACCGTCCTATTTTCAGGGCAATGAGTCTGTAAGGAGTGCCGGCTACAACGAAATGGACGCGGCGGTACCTAATGTCGCCGCCAACGTGCCAATCCCACGATCGCGGCCAGGGCCGGCGGAGCCTGGAGTCTACGATCCCGGCCAGCTCAATCCGATCGATCAGGCCATGCTTAACCGCAACGATCCGCGGGCGGCTGGCGTCAATTCGCGCATCCTGGAGGACGTAGCCTACGGCTCGCTGGCGCTCCCGCAAGGCTCCAGGGTGGAGCTGACATCCGGCCAGCGCACGGGTGACAGCGGATTCCACGGCCGCCATTCGGCGGCGGATTTCCACATTGTCGACCCGGAAGGGAATGTCATTCGCAATCGCGGCCAGGACACGAGCGGCCTCTACACCGAGCTCGCGCGCGGGGCCTATACCGGCAACCAAAAGAACTACCCTGGTCAGCCTCTAGCCTGGGGCGGTGCCTTCGACACTGCCAAACGCGGCGGCACCGGCAACCGTGACCTCATGCATTTCGATACCGGCCCAGAGCGCGGCAATCTCGACCCCAATCTGCGCTTATCGAGGCTGGGACCGCTACCCAATGACCCTGGCGCCGATCCGACCTTCGCTAGTGTCGCCAGCACGCCACGCCAAGCCGTCGCCAACTCGATGGCGATCATCCAGGCGAGAGACGCGCCACCCTCGCAATCAGACGCGACACAGGTTGCCCGTGTGCAAGACGTTCTCGGCATGGGGGGTCAGGGCAGCGCGCAGCCACGAACCGCTTCCCTTGGCCGTACCGGAGTCGTTAGTGACGCCCCGCCGCTGGGCGTCAATCCGGTCAATGCCGACCCGGCCATTGCCGCGTCGATCCAGCAGCGCAATGCCATCGCCAAGGAATTGCTCGACCAGCAACAGAAAGTGCCGGCGCCCCAGGAGGTGCCGCAGACGGACCCTACGTCGACGGGGGTAACGCCCCCGACGACCGCAACCGCGTCTCCAGCTTCGACGGCGGCGGAGACTTCTTCGACTTCGCCTAATCCGCAATACGCGCAGGCGGCAACGCCGGGGCGGGTGATGGATATCCAGCCGGCACCGAGCTGGCTGGGCGGCGCGCAGGCTCCCGCGCGAACACCTGACCCCTTCGCAAGCGCGCCCTCGGCAGCGACCGGCACCACGTCGCCACCGGCTCCGCAAGCCATTCCGCAGGGAGCGGCCGAGCCGTCCGGCATTCGCCAAGTTGCGCCGCCAGAAACACTGCCGCCCTATAAACCCCAGGAATTTAAAGACCCAGGACCGCCGCCGCCCCGTCCAAAGTTGTTAGGCGCATCGCAGGCGGAAACCTATTGGGGCAACGTCAAGGACAATCCCAACGTCAGTGACGGCATGCGGGCCTATGCGGAGCGGCAATATAATGTCCACAAGCAATACCGCACCGACACGCAGGCGGGACAGATCAACGACTACGTCAATCAGCGGCAGCAATGGGAAAAAGACAAGAACGAGTACGACAAAGGGATACGAGAAGCTGACCCGCGCTACATCAAGGAACAGACCGAGCGCGAAGCCCTCCTCAAGGCCAGGAACGAGGCCGCCTACCTAGCCCCGGCTATGGAAGCCAAGACTAAGGCTGAAGCCGTCATCCAACAAGCCATCGCGTCCCGTCAGCCCGTGCTGGAAGCACAAGCCCGCGCCGACCTGGAGAAGGCCAACCTGGAGATTCGACAGAAACAGTACGAGCTGGATACCAAGAACGCGGCCGAGCTGGCTCAAACGCAAGCCCAGACAAAGCACACCCAGCTAGAGAACGAGGCGGGCGTGATGCCTCCGCACGTTCTCATCGGCAGTCAGGTTTTCGAGTTCGATCCGAAAGACCGGACGAAAATGATCAACGTGACGCCGACGTTCAATCCCTCCCACATCACGCCAACGGCCGAGCAAGCCAAACTGATTTCGCAATACGAACGATCGTTGAACGCCAAGCAATATCTGACCAATCCCGCCGTCCTGGCCGACCTGACCCAGACCCAGCGGTTCAGGTTGCCGGGGGGCAACTACATGGTGTCGAACGATTTCAGGACCAACCGCGAGGCCGCCCTCAATTGGATGATGGCGAACCTCCGCAACGACAGCGGCGCCGTCATCAACAAGGACGAGGCCGAGCAGCACTTTGAGCTCTGGTTCCCGGCCCCCGGCGACAAGGCCGACCAGATCAAGTTCAAGGACAGCCAGCGCGCTGCGGTCGAGCACGCCAACTACAGCTCCCTCGGCAGTGCCCAGCCGATCGTCGATCAGTTCCACCGGAAACTTGGGATACCGACACCAAACCAGGACACCCCAGACGCCCCCAGCACTTCAGTCACCGCCCCCCTCGGCGGAAGTATCAATAACCCGGTCGAAGGCGCGGTTCTTCGAAACAAGACGACCGGCGCGATCGAGAAGGTCCGCAGAAACGGCCAGTGGGTGAAGCCATGAGCGACACCTATAGCAACAATAATGATTTGGTCTACGAGCCGCCGCCGCGCGACCTCGGCCCGCCGACCGCTGCCGTCACTGTTCGCCCGCCGCCGCCGGCAAATCCTGACCTGAACCGTCCGCCGTCTGACCTACGGCCCGGCCCTGACGCCGGCACCTACATCTACGAGCCCCCGCCGGGCGCGAAAGACCGCGTGGTCGTTCCGCCGAGCGCGCAGGACGCCGAGAGCGCGCAGGAGACGGCCCAGGACGCTTTGCGGGCCGGCGTCAACACGGCGACGTTTGGCATGGGCAACCGTGCTGCAGGCGGAATCGATTACCTGATCGGCGCGGCGCCGAGCTACAAGATCGGTGTCGATCGCGCGGTGGATGCCGAAGCGCAGGCGCGTGAGCGCAGCCCGGTCGCCACCACGATGGCAGACTTGGCGGCCGGCGCCGCCACCGGCAAAACCTTCTATGGCGCCGCCCCGGTGGCCAAGGGAGTCTGGAACACCATCCAGACAGGCGCCAGAACCGGCGCGGGGCTAGGTTTGCTGCAAGGTGCCGGTACGACCTACACAGGCAACCCAGCCGACTACATCAACAACGGCCTCTTAGGAGCCGTCCAAGGTGGTTTAGGTGGAGCTGTCCTGTCGACCGTTGGAGCCGGCGCCGGCAAGGTGCGCTCGCTGATGCCGTTGTACTTGCAGACCGCGATCGACGGCGTCTACCCCAAGATCCCTGGCTCATTGGCGAGAGCTGCCGAGGCCGACGCGCCGGGGCTGGAAGCCATCCTACGCGGCGACCGTGGCCCACGCGCCATGATGAGCGAGGGCGGCCCCGCCATGCTGGGCGCCACGCAAGGCGCCACCCTTCCCGGAGGGCCTAATTCCAGTCGCCTCGCCGAGGCGATTATCGAGCGTGACAAGGGAACGTCGCCGGCTATTTCGAGGGGTATGAGTTCAATCCTCGGCCCGACCCAGCCCGAGAGTTTTACGAACGAAGGCATCCAGGCCCAGATTGACAAGATGGGGCCTCGGTTTCGCGAGCTGTACGCCAACGCCAAGCCGGTCGACACCGCCCCGCTGGCATCCTGGTTGTCGGACGTGGCCTCAAAGGAGAACCTCGGCAACCGCGCCACCCTGCTTGCGGTGCGTAAGGCGCTCAATATTCCCGGCACGACCCAGCTCGACAACAGCGCCGAGAAGCTCGCCAATCTGCGTACCAGCATCGAGGCGATGAGCAAAGACCCGAAGTATCAGTCTGTGAGTGGTGCGCTGGAGAACATTCACGGCCGCATCACCGACGAGTTGAAACGACAGGTGCCGGGCGCCGGCCAGCTATACTCCGAGCGGGCCGAGTTGGGACGCCAGCAGGCGGCACTCGAACCCGGCGGGATTGGCCGCAACACGTTCACTAAAGGTAATCAGGCGAGCTGGCCGGAAGAGTTCCAGCGCGCCATGACCGAAGGCGTTCGCCCGACCGGCGAAATGATCGGCCCTTCCGGCGAGGCGTTCCGTATTAGTCAGGCCACGCGCGCCGGCCTGGAGCGCATTGTCGGCGGTAACATCAACGATCAGATCGCGCTTAATCGCCTACTTGGTCAGCCGCAGGATTGGAACGCGCAGAAGCTTTCTATCGCATTTGGTCCTGAGCGCGGCACCAAGCTCGCGGCGCTACTAGAGAACGAAGGCCGCCAGCGCGACACCTACAACAAGACGATCGCGCGCTCGCAGACAGCGCCCAGCCTGAAAGCTGCCAGCGAGATGGAGGCCCCGACGCTACCCAACGTCGGTGGCGGGTTCTGGTCAGACGCTAAAACGCTACTCGCGGCAGGCGCCAAGAACATCCTACAGAATCAGGCAGTTCAACGCCGTGAAGCCGTCGCGCATCTGTTAAAGCAGACTGATCCGGCAGTATTGCGAACGCTGATCCCCGAGCTGGTTAACGCGCAGAATACATTGAATGCGCGCAGCCAAGTCACCCGCGCCCTGGTCGAGAGTCCGCTGATCGGGAGCTGGGCCGGCGTTGTCGGCAAGAACCGTGATCAGAGTTACGAAAAGAAATAGGAGGCTCCCATTCCACGAGATGGCTCCCACACGTATCACTTGCCGCCGGGGACGCAGGGCATTCCCGACACGACGATCGAGTCGACAAAATATAATGCGTTCACCACCGACGTTGAGCAGGACTTGAATGCACCGCGGCCTGTCGAGTCTGGCGGCACCGGGTCCGACAACGCACGCGGTGCGATGATCGCGCTAGGTGGTGAAATAGCCAATCAGCACGTCGACAATTACGATACTTTTCCGTTCATCGCGGGGTCGTTCTGGTCCGACAATTCAGCCACTGCTACGCCAGCAAACGGACACTACTTTTCTGGGATATGCCACACGATTGCTTCCGGCGACATGTTCCTGGAAGCCCGTGACTATGACGACCCGTTGTTTGTGCATTATGTCCGTGAAAAGCACAACGGCGTCTGGGGCGCATGGGTCAGGGGTGACATCGCAGCCGTCATGAAGACTGGCGACACCATGACCGGAAACCTCAATTTCAATATCGCTTCCGGCTCCCTCGGTATCACCTCACAGAACAACGCGGGCGCCCTGCGCTGGGTCATGGCTGTGAGCGACGGCTCTGCCGAGAGTGGAGCCAATGTCGGGAGCAACTGGTTCCTGGCTCGCTATAATGACAACGGGTCCATTCTCGATTTCCCGATCAGTGTCGTGCGCAGCGATGGCAATGTTCATCTCAACACCACCATCATCGCTGGTGATCTGCACATCAAGCACGCTGACCCGGTGCTTTATCTGGACGTTCCGTCCGGGTCTACGACGACAGCGCAGATTATCTCCACCGACAACGGTATCCCGCGCTGGGGTATGTTCCTGGGACAGGGAGCGACAAGGAATCTGATCGTCAGTAGCTACAGTGCGAGCGGGGCCTTGCTGGGGTCGCCGTTCAGCATTGATAACGCTTCCGGCGCAACTTTCCTGTCCAGTCCGCTTACAACTTCATACCCATTCGACCCAACACAGGGGACCATATATTTTGGCAACGCCGCAACCCAGATTTCCTGGGACGCCAGCAAATTTATCTTTGGCGGACCTATCGGCAATGTGACATTTACGGGCATCGTTAGCGTGCCCAATCCCACCCTGGCCAACCACGCCGCCAGCAAGGGCTATGTCGATGCGGGCGACACAACGTCATTGAACGCCGCCAATGCCGCCAGCACCAACGCCAATAACAGGGTGCTGAAGGCCGGCGATACCATGACGGGAAAACTGCTACTTAGCGGTAGCGGCACCTCCCCGGTTTTCGCTTTATACAGCGGAGGTGGTAGCGGCTACTGCGTCAGGTCAGACACTACTTACCTGATGGATCAGGGAACCGACGCAGTCGGTACCCCTACCGGCTCTCCGCTTACCTACCTGTCTAGCTCTACCTTTCAGTTAGCGATGGCCGATGCCAAGAAGCCGGGGGGCGGGCCGTGGGGCGACAATTCCGATGTACGCATCAAGAGCGTGCTGGGCGACTACACGAGCGGCCTCGACGAAATACTTGCGCTGCATCCCAAGCGATATTCCTACAAGGGCAACGATACGCGCGCCGACGACCCGCCGAAGAATGTCCCGCTAATAGGCAGCGACGGACTTGCGATTGGCGACGACACCCGCGCCGTTACCTTGCCTTACGGCAATAGCCCACACTATTCCGCAGCCCTCGACGGCACCGAGTTTGTCGGTCTGATCGCGCAGGACGCCGAGCCGGTGATGCCTGAGATAGTGAGCCGGCACGCGGGCATGATCGATGGCCAGCCGGTGAACGATATCCGTTCTATCGATCCCAACGCGCTGGTTTATGCACTGATCAACGCTGTGAAGATTCTGGCTGCGCGTGTCGAGGAGTTGGAGGCCACACGCAAATGATGGTGCTCGACACCAGCGGGAAGATTGCGACTAGCGCCATTGACGCCATGAAATCGACGCCGCTTGCAGTCGCGCTGCTCATTGTCAACGTCGCCTTCCTGGCGTTTGCGGCCTATGTGCTGGGTGAGGTCGCAGCCAATGCCAGCGACCGCAATAAAACGCAAACCGAATTGATCACCAAGCTAGTGACCGACATTCGCGACTGTCGACAAGGACCAGCCACATGAACGAGAACCTGTCACTGACGACCGCAGGAGCTAACCTGATCAAGCATTTCGAGAGCTGCATGCAGAAGAAGGGCGAGCACTATCACACCTATCATTGTCCGGCGGGGGTTCTCACGATTGGTTGGGGTCACACCCAGCATCACGGCCGTAAATTCGATGCCAACTCAAAATGGACGCGGCAGGAATGCGACGAAGCGTTCATGGAAGATATGAGCGGGTTCGAACGCGACGTGCGCAAGGCGGTCAAGGTTCCGCTTGAGCCATACCAGTTCGACGCGCTCGTTAGCTTCACATACAACGTGGGCAGCGGAAACCTCAACAAGTCCACGCTCCTCAAGAAAGTAAACGCGGGCGATTTCGCAGGCGCGGCGAAAGAGTTTCCGAAATGGAATAAGGCCAACGGCAAGGTGCTTGCCGGCCTTACGCGCAGGCGCGCGAGCGAGGCGCTGCTGTTTCAGGACACCCCCGACGAGAACTATGACGGCAAGCCCGACAAGGTGATCGTGCCACTGGTAGATCCTATGCCGCAGGCAGTGGACGATCCTAAATGAGTCGGCACGAGCTGAGACACGAGCTGCGCGTGATGTTGCGTAGGCTCGCGCGGGTGATGCGCGAGCGAGATTGCCATAGAAGAATGCGATACGCGCTGGAAGAAACCGTTAGGAGGACACGATGTCGATAGGTCTACTCTTTTGGGTTCTAATGGTGCTCTGGATCGTGTCGTGGATTGGCACGCGCTGGGGACCGTACACGACCTACGTCTATGCCAGCGAGTTTCTGTTCTTCGTACTGTTATTTCTACTGGGTTGGCATAGCTTTGGTTTCATCATCCACGCCTAGATTTCTTGGCCTTGCGGTAGGCCGCCGTTGCCGCTTCAGGCGTAGAAAAGTGGCCGAGTCTGATAACCCGGCCACCAATAGTAATCCGCGCTTTGTAATAGATGTAGGTCTTCAGCTTTCCGCGACGCGGCTTGTAGCGGACGGTTTCTCTGCTGACGCCGGGATAACCTTTCACACCTTGGCTTGCTTGCGGCGGCGTGCGAGGCCGAGCATGAACAGGCCGCCCGCGATCAGGCCGGGCAAGCCAGCACCGACGATCGGACCCGGCACTGCCTGCACGGCAGGCTCCAGGAAGAAACTGTCGGGGCCATCGTTCAGGTTGGACATCCGCGCGGCGAAGATGATCTCATCGCCGGGAGTGATGCCATTGAGCGTCAGGCCCGACAGCGTGTAGTCGGGAAATCCGGTGCCGTTATTGGCGGACGGCACCGTGCAGTTAACAAGACAGATGTAGGACGCCAGCACTGTATGGCTCGTCAGATCCAGGAAGAAGAACGAGTTCAGGGTCTGCGCCTGATTGGTATCGTTGACATCGATGCCAATCGAGAACCCGAGACTGCCGGGAGTGGCGCCGTGCGCCAGCAGGAACGCCAGGAACAAGCTGCCGGAGCCGATCTGATAACCGCCGGTCGAATTATTGACGAAGGTGTTGTCGGCGAGCGTGTTTCTACCGCCGTTGCCCTGATCGCTGAAGGCGGTGATCGAGGTCACGTTGCCCGCGTTGGAATAGTCATTGTAGCCGAAACCGGCCTCCTGCCCTGGCTGGTTCGCACCGCATATGAGACATGGGGCGTTCTGTGGCTGATTGCCCCCCGGCACGACCGGGGTCAGGGTTAGATTGGTGCCGGTGCCGGTCCAGTTCTGCCCGCCCAAGATAACGTCGGCCCTCGCCGGGTTCACACACGCAACAAGGCTCGACGCGCATAGCAAGGCAGCAAGATACTTCATGGTCGTGGTCCTCTGGGTTGGCTCGATTTGGTCCCGATTGAGCGGGCCGCCTCTTGCAAGTGTTTGTCTTTCATAGTGATGTCTTAAGCATCGAGAAAAACTAGGCTAGTTATTCCAGATACTTACCCGGTGTTTTTGTCGGTTATACTGTTTTCTCGTTCACGCAGCGTTCGCTCCAGGTGATAGACGGCGGCTGAAGCGTTCTCGCGCTGCGCCGACAGCCGAGTATACCGCTTAACCATGTCTTCGGACATGCCCACCATGTCGGCAATCTGCCGGGTGTTGGCGCCGGCCCGCAGGAGCCGCACGCAGGCATGCCCGCGCAGGCCGTGTGGGACGAGTCCTAGCGCACGCAAGGCCACCAAAGCAGGGTTGCGGTCGCGCTCATAGACCCATGCCGTATAGAGAGCCTTACGGGTCCACACACCGCCGTCCAGGCGGCGCAGGAACGGTCCAGGGCGCCTTTCCCAGGTCGCCATGACGGCGGCCAGGGTAGACATAATCGGTATCCAGACCTCGCGCTTGGTCTTTTGCTGGACGACGTTGATGCCGTCGATTCCGTCAAACGTCTCGACATCGGTCGGCCCCATGCGGACGAGGTCTGACCCGCGCTGGCCAGTATGAGCGGCGAGGGTGACGGCGCGGGCCAAGTCGGCGCGGGCGTGTTGTTCAGCCGTTTCGACATGGGCGTCCGACCAGGGTGTATGGCCGCCGTCAGACTTGGTGATCTCGATTCCGAGCGTGATCTGGCGAGGCAACAGCTCGCGCACGATCGCCCACTTCTCCAGCTGGCGTAGCGCAGCGAGGGAGGTTTCTTGCTTTCCCGGCCGATCGGCAATGCCATCGAAGAATGCCTGCACCAGGGACGGCCTGATCTCTTGCACCGAAAGAGCGCCAAGACAATCCGGCCGGCCCATGAAGTTTAACTGACTACCCCACGACACTTTGGTGTTCTCTGCGTATCCCTTCGGCGGGGGGAGCGACCATTTCGGACTCTGCATGAACAGTCGGATCAACGCCGCGAACGTGTCCTCAGTAACGCGGGCGTATCTCGGCAGCTGCTGCTCGCGTGCCATTGCGTATCCTCTCGGCCTCGCTGTCGGGGCTTGTGGCCCCTTCGCTTAGTTTGGCATCCACCTCCGCCCACTTCCACATTAGTTTTCCGCCACGCTTGCGCGGGGGCGGAAGAATGCCGGCCGCAACCCAATTATCCACCGTGTTTGGTGACACGCAGATATGCGCGCAGAGGGTCGCTATGTCCTGCCAGGGCGGGGGATAGGGCAGGCTCATTTGCGCTTGTCCGCTTCCGCCATTGCGTTGGCGAGATCGCGCGCCAACTTGGCAATTTCGATCTTGGATTGCGCCACGATCTTCTCGATCTTGGCGGCAGATTCTACGATCGCATTACACAGGTTGATCGCATGCTCGACCTCCTTTTCAGTCAAGGTCATCACGCCACCCAGTCTCTGTTTGCTTCAGCCGCGCCGGCCGCCGCCTGCAGCGGCGCGTAAAGCCGCTCGCTCAAGTCCTGGCCGAGCGCCGTCACGAGCGGCACCATCTCGACCGGCTTACCGGCGAGGAGGTGTGAGTTAGTGTCCTCGACGATGGCCTTGATGTAGCGGAGGTAGGCTTGGGTGACGAGGCGCAGATGGTTCTCGCGCAGCGTAATGTCCCTCTCGTCGGCGCCGCGCGCGGTGATGATGCGAATGGGCTGCTCCTTAGCAAGCTGCTCCAGGAGCAGTGCGTGGGCCTGATGGACAGCTTCCATCAGAACGCACCCGCAAAGGCACCCAGCAGCACGAAGGCCGTGCTGAGAAAGGCGACTAAGGCCAGCAGGCTCAGAATGTCGCCGGCATCACTTTTGAGAAAGGCGCGCATGGTTTCCCCCAGATTAAAGAGAGAAACAGCTTATGCATCAACGCATATCGATGTCAACATAAGAATGGTTTGGGGCATATTTTAGCGGGGACGCATCTCGGTGACCTTGGCGGCCCATTCGACGACGGCGTTGTCGATCGGGGGCTCCGAGGTGTTCGACAGGAGCCGGAATCCGCCGCGGGTATTGCGCCTGACTTCCTTCACCAGAATCCGCCCATCGGCGAGGCCTACGACACACAATTGGCCGATCAAATCGGCCGTCACCGGACGCCGCACGTCATCGTAAAAAACCAGCCAATTGGTGAACAGGGGCCCCAGGCTTTTGCCGCGTATTTCCACGGCGATAGTGTTCTCATTGGCGTTCATTGGCGCTGCTACCTCTTCGTGATCTTCATCGGCCACGTCATAAAAATGGGCAGAAGAGCCCGCTCCAACGTAGCCTTTTAACTTGACCATCTTGGGTAGCATCGCGCTTGGCAACGCCGCTGATACGTCCTCCGAGCGCACGTCGCCAAGCAGGCCGGCCTCGTGCGCAACCTCGACGACGCGATCGTAATTCGATAATTCAGGAACGGCGCCGCGCAGCCAGCGGGAAATTTGCGGTTGCGTGATGCCGTGACCAAGGCGCTGCGCCAATTCAGCCTGATTGACATCGAAGCGGTCCATCAAGGCGCGCAGTATTCTGGGGATATCTTCAGCCATCCACACGGTATGGGCTGCTGGATGGTCTGCCTCAAATACTCGCTCACATAAACTCATTGACAACCTCATGCGTTGAGGCATTTATGCGAGCATGCATCCAATCGAGTATATTCGCAAGCACATCTTCGGCGTCACGCAGGACGCCTTCGCCAAGATTGCCGGCACGAAGCAGTCGAGTGTCTCCCGCTGGGAGAGCGGCACGCTGCATCCCGACCACGGCGAGATGGAGCGGATTCGTAACGCTGCCCGCGCCCGCGGCATTCCCTGGAATGACCAGTGGTTCTTCGAGCTGCCGATCGAGGTGGCGTGATGACCTGGACCGAAGAACGCAGGACGACCGTCCGCGGACTCTGGGAGGCTGGCTACAGTGCCGGCGAGATTGCCGTCGAGATCGGCTGCACCCGCAACGCCGCCATCGGCATCATTTACCGCGGCGGCTACCAGCAACCCCCGAAGAAACGCCGCCCGGCGCCACCTAAAGCGCCGCCGCCTACGCCGCCAGTGCAGCGCGTGCCGAAGGGCGGGCTCACGATCTTTGAGTTGCTTGACCATCACTGCCGCTGGCCGAATGGCGAACGGCCGCCGTTTCGTTATTGCGGGCAGACCGCGATCGACGGCTCGTCCTACTGCGCCGCGCATCATCGCAAGGCGCATCATCCATGAGCAGCCGCAACCCATTTGCCGGTCTGTCACGGGGGCATTACGGCGCGATTCTGGCCGATCCGCCGTGGTGTTTCCGCACTTGGGATCAGCGCACCGCGATTCCGCGTGTGCATAGCAATGGCACTGTCTCGGCGGCTACGCACTACACCACCATGTCGATCGAGGAGATCCGCACGCTGCCGGTCAAAGACCTCGCGGCGAAGGACTGCAGTCTATTTTTGTGGGTGAGCTGGCCACAGATCGAGGACGCTTTCGAGGTCATTCGTTCCTGGCGGTTCACGTTCAAGACTTGCGCCTTTTGCTGGACGAAGGCGCATGCCGGCCAAATCGAGATGTTCGAAAGCACCATCCCCGATCAGATGGGCATGGGCTATTGGACGCGAGCCAACACCGAAGCGTGCCTACTAGCAACGCGCGGCAATCCAAAGCGCCTCAACGCCGACGTGCGGCAAGCCATCATCGAACCGCGGCGACAGCATTCACGCAAGCCCGACTGCGTTCACGATCGCATCGAGCGGCTTGTTGCCGGCCCTTACCTCGAATTGTTTGCCCGCGCCGAGCGTTCGGGATGGACGACGTGGGGCAATGAGACAAACAAATTCAAAGCAGCAAGCAAGCCAGCCTGGGACGAAATGTGGAAGGCGCCGCTCCGGGCCAGCAATCCCGAGTTCAAAGCATGAAGCGCGGATATCAGATTTCCGACGACGAGCTGCGCATCGAGGTCATCGATCGCGTCGACCACAGCATGCGCCAGGCATCCGACGAAGCGATGCAATTGGCGCTAATGCGCGAGCACCCGGAACGACTGACGACGAGCCAGCCATACGGCACCAAGTCGCCGCGGCGCATGCCGATGCCGACAGACTCGAGTCTGAAGACCAACTTTGATTAGGAGCAAGCCATGAACAAGCCACCAAACGGCAACGGCAAGCCAAGCGTACCGGCGGTGTCACTGCCTACCCACCGGCTCGACGCCATGCGGGTTTCGATGGAGTACCAGCAGACCAGGGAACAGCTGCTCGACGAAACCTACCGCGACCTAGCTGAGGCCAGGGTCCAGATCCGCGAGCTCGAGACTGAGCTCGAGGCAATGAAACGGGAGCGGGTGATGCTCGAGAGCCGGGCGACCACTTGTTTGCTCGAGCGCGACCGCGCCAAGGACGATCAGGTGAGATTGTCGACCATCATCAACGCCGCGCAACGGCTGTTTCAGGACGAGGGTGTGCCGACGCTGGCCGAGCAGGCGCAGATGCGGGCCGCGGCTCCGGCGGGGGAGTAAATGATCGTCGTCGAGCTAGCTGGCACACCCGTAGGCAAGGGCCGACCGCGTTTCATGCGGGCGACCGGCCACGCCTACACGCCCGAGAAGACCCGCAACTTCGAAACGAATCTATTGCTCGCCGCGCAAGACGTGATGTGCGGACGGCCGCCGATCGAGGGTGCGGTGGCCATCAAGGTAGAAGCGTTCTTTCCGGTGCCGGTGAGCTGGAGCCAGAAGAAGCGCGCCGCGGCGATGCTCAACATCACGCGCCCGACCGGGCGCCCCGACATCGACAATCTGATCAAGGTGCTCGACGCCTTCAACACCATCGTGTGGCGCGACGACGCGCAAGTAGTCGAGGCCACGATCACCAAACATTACTCAGACCGGCCGCGCTTGCGGATCGAGGTCAGAACGGAACCGCGATGAAGATCGAACACCACAGTGTTGCCGGCTGCAATCTGTTCTGTGCCGACCGCGAGATGTACATCCTCGAGCGCATCCTGATGCAAAAGCAGCCAGTGGGCGCTGCGGCACCAAGGGGCACCGCGGTCGAGGCCGGCATTGCGATGGGCCTGCTCGATCCCGACGCCAAGGTCGAGGACTGCATTGCGCACGCCTACAAGATATTCGACGGCCTGACGGCATTGTCGGGCGATCCGCGCCGGGAAGACCAACGCAAGCTACTGGAAGGCATGGTGCCGATCGGCCTTGAGGAGTTGCGGCCTTACGGCGTGCCAACGCAAACGCAAGGGCAGATCGAGTGGCAGGCCGAGGGCTTGGCATATCCGTTCCTGGGCTTCTTTGATTTCTATTGGGAGCAGCACGGGATTCTGATCGACCTCAAGACGACCGAGAAATTGCACACCAAGATACAATTGCCGCACGCGCGCCAAGTGGCGCTCTATACCGGCGCCATCTCCGACAATCTCGACGGCCGCGTGAGCTACGTCACGCCGCGCAAGTCGGCCACCTACAAGGTGGAGAACGCGCGCGAGCATCGCGCCGCCTTGGTGCAGATCGCTCACAAGATAGAGAATTTTCTGGCGCTGTCGGACGATCCGCAATTCTACGTCGACATAACGGCACCGGATTTCTCGTCATTTTATTGGGCGAACCCAGCCGCAAGGCAGGCCGGATACGAGTGCTGGGGTTTCTAATTCCCGACAACGGGAGCGGCGCGGCTGCGGGCCTGATCGCAGCGACATGGAGAAGTGAAAATGAGCAGCGTTTTTGGGTTTGCCCCTAAGCCATCGAGCGGCGAGTTCACGCCGATCGTCAAGTACGACGCCCGCGCCGGGCGCATCTTCCGCATCGATCGTACCGATACCGGCAATGGTTTCGAGAACGATCCGGTGGACATCACCGGCGACTTCAAAGCCATCTTCGATTTCGAAAATGTGGAAGTAGGCTGGATTGATTTCGTTGCCGGCAGCGCCCCTAATTTCGTGCTGGTGAAGATGGGTGAAGCATTGCCGCCACGTCCGAGCGATCGACACAAGAACGGCGTGCGGTTCATGATCAAATTGGCGAAGAGCTGCGGCGGTGCCAAGCCGATCCGGGAAATGGCCTCGACGGCGCAGAAGTTTCTGGACGGCGTCGAGCCGGTTTACAAAGCCTACTTGGTTGAGAAGGACAAGAACCCCGGCAAGTTGCCGGTGATCGCGCTCGAAAAGACCATGCCGATCAAGTCCGGTTCCGGCGAGAAGCAGTCGACCAATTATCAGCCGGTGTTCAAGATCGTGTCGTGGGCGCCGCGCGGTGATTTGGTTTTTGTGCCCAAGGACGGCAATGGCGCCGCCAAAGACGACACGCTGCCGCTAGGCGCCACGCCGCCCTCGACCGGCTCGACCAAGGTGAATCCGCCGAAAGCCAAGGCGAAAGAGCCCGAGACGGCCGACGCCGACGACTTCGGTTGACGACCAACGGGGGGCCTAGCGCCCCCCGCTCCTCTTTAGGTCTAGGGCAGGTTTCAGGGCATGCCGACGATGGCGCAGCCGTTAGCCGATTTCGATCCCGACTTTGCCAGCCCCTCGCAGTGGGCGGCGATGTACCGGGCATGCGGCCTACAGGTCATTCCCTGTTATGCGCCCGGCGAAACGCCGGCATGGAAGCGGCCGCATCTGGCGGAATGGGTGCCGTTGCAGGAGACGTTAGCTCCCGACTTCACATTCGATCGCTGGTACGGGCCAGGCGGTGAATATGCCGGCCGGCGCAATATGGGCATCATCACCGGCGCCGCCAGCGACGACACGCTGGTGGTCGACCTCGACGACCATAAGACGCCGGCGGCGGCGCAGTGGTGGGCGGGCCTGATCGCGGTTGAAAACAACAATATGGACATCGAGACGGTCGAGCAGCGCACCGGCGGCGGCGGCCGGCAGAAGCTGTTTCGGTATCCTAAGGGCTGGCGAGCTCCCACCAACCGCACCTCGATCGGCGTCGATATCAGGGGACAGGCGGGCTTTGCGGTGATGGCGCCATCGCATCACGAATCCGGCCGCGACTATGAGTGGATGCCGGGCCGGGCGCCGTGGGAGATCGAGATTGCGATGGCGCCGCAGTGGCTCTTGGACGCCATCGAGGCCCTGGTGGCGGCCTATGGCGGCGAGCCGGGCGCCGGCGCCAGCGAGCGCACGGCGAGCCCGCCTGGCGGCGATACCGACGCCTTTGGCCACCACCAAGACGGCCGCGAGGAGGTGATGTTCCGCACCGTCTGGCGGGAGGTGCTGGAGTGGTATCGCGAATGCCCGATCAAGCCACCGGAATCCGACTGGCTCAACCGCGCCGTCGCCGCCTACGAGGTCTACGAGCGCAAGGTTGCCAACCGCCACACCGGCATGCCGAAGCGCGAGGGTCTGGAGAAGGACGGCCGCGGGCCGGCGGCGTTCCGGCAGAAATGGCGTGCCACCATGCGGCACTGGGGCTCGCCGCGGATGGTCAAGGAAGCCGCCGATCCGCCGCCCCAGGACGAGCAGCCGCGTGCCAGCGACCCCCCCGAGCAAGGCCCGGCAAAGCAGGCCACCCCGATCAAGCTGCGATCGGCTTTCCCGATCGAGCGCATGGCGATACCGCCGCGGGACTGGGTCATTCTCGGATTGCTGCTGAAGAAGAACTTGTCGGTGCTGGTGGCGCCTCCCGGCAGCGGCAAGAGCTTGCTGACCATCCAAATAGCCATTGCGGTGGCGGTCGGCATCCAATGGGCCGGCTGGATCCCGCGCAAGCCCGAGAAGGTGCTGATCATCAATGCCGAGGACGACCTCGACGAGATGCGCCGCCGGCTGTTCGTGGCGGCCGAGGTCATGGGCGTCAAGCAGAGTGACCTTGCTGGTCAGGTGATGCTGCCGGACGAGCTGGAGACGATCGTCATCGCCCGTGCCGACAGCCGCACCAAGACGGTGGTGCGGACGCCGCTGGTGGAGCTGTTGGTCGCCACCATCCTGGCGGAAGGCATCGGCGTCATCGTGGCGGACCCGTTCGCGGAAACCTTCGAGGGCGACGAGAACAGCAATTCGGAGGTGAAGTGGGCCGGCATGTTGTGGCGTGAGGTGGCTCGCAGGACAGGGTGCGCCCTGCTGCTCGTCCACCATACCCGGAAATACGCTTCCGGCATGGCGGGCGATGCCGATGCCTCGCGTGGTGGCGGCGCCCTGATCGGAACGGCGCGGATTCTGGGGACGCTGTTCGCCATGACCGAGGACGAGGCCAAGGTGATGAACGTGCCGGACGAGGACCGCGGCGATTACGTCCGCTACGACGACGCCAAGGCCAATCATAGCCGCAAGGGGGCGGTGAAGTGGTTCAAGAAGAACAGCGTCGACCTGGGCAACGGGACCGGATTCCTGCCGGGCGACGAGGTCGGCGTGCTGGTGCCGTGGAAGCCGCCAGGAGCCCTCGACGGCGTCACCATGCACGACATCGGGCTGTGCCTGGACGCCATCGACCGTGGCCCCCTGGACGAGGACGGCCGCCCCACCGGGCAGTTCTATGCCGCTGTCATGACCAGCTCGATTAAGGACCGCTGGGTGGGCAAAGTGCTGATGCGGTTCCTGGGGGTAAGCGAGGACACCGCCAAGAACCTGGTCAGGGACTGGCTCAAGAACGACGTGCTGGAGGTGTTCGACTTTACCGACCCGATCCAGCGCAAGCCCCGCCAAGGGGTGCGCTCCGTACCCCAGAATAGGCCCGACAGGGGGGCCGTTAATGTCTGAAAACTGGACCCCATACAAGACCGAAACCGTGGTCAAGTTGAACGACACTTACGAGGCGATCTTAAAGTTAAATGTACGGAGGTATCAGGATCTTCTAAATTTGCGCCGCTCTGAAAGTGAGTGGAGCAAGAGCGGCGCAAAAATCTGCGCCACTCCACTCGGGCGCCTAAGAGAAAATGAAGTGGCGCAAGCGCGCGCCACTCCGCGCCGCACTGGCGCGGAGCACACTTCATTTTCTCTCGCGGCGCCCGCCCTTGCGACTGGAGCGGAGCAAGCTCAAAGCCAAAAAGTGAAATTGAAATTAGCCCTGTCCGAGCTGCGGGAATGGATTTCCGACACGGCAGAAATCATGGCCGGCTACGATCAGCTGCTGGCTCCGGTCTGGGGCCACGAGAACGCCATCAAGGACGCTATCGGCAGAACCCACGACAAGGACGACAACGGCAGGCTCAAGTTCTGCCCGGCCGGGGCGCCACGGCGCAAGCCGATGTTCGATGCCGTGCTCGACATAGCCGTGGAGTGGGGGGTGACCAAGAACGCGCGGCGCGAGGTTCATCGGCGCCTGAACGCATACGAGCGCGAGGCCAAGCGCATCAAGCTGGAACTAGAGGCAATCGCCAAGAAGGAGAAGGTGAAGGGTCATGGCTAAGAAATCGGGCAAGATGGTCAGCGAAATGCTGGCTGAACCAATCGATCGCAGGGCGTGGGCCAATAGCCACGGCACCTACATCGCCGGCCATGCGGCAATCGACGGCACCGATTCGGTCGCCATCGAGATGGAACGTAAGTGGGGCGTCGATCGCTTGCGGCTCTTGGTCAGTGCCGAGCTGCGCGAGAAATTCGACCGGCAGCGGTATCTCTACAATCAGGCGATCTGGTACGGGCAGCTGATCGACGTGCAGACCCAGGCGGGGCGCATGGCCAAGGCTTGGCAGGCGCTGGACAACGCCGCGGCAGCAGACGGCAAGCAACCCCTCGACCCGATGGTCTGGGAAGTCGTGGTGGGCGAAGGCGAAGACGCTATCGTCGCCTCGATCGTTCCCGACGCCTACCACGCCCACCGCGTGGTCGCGGAAGGCAGGGCCGTGATGGTCTACACGCTGGAAGAGATCGGGCGCCTGCTGCACGCCTTCCCGGCGATCGCCAAGGCCAAGCAGACTTGGCCAGGGGCCACGGTCACGGCGACACGCAAGACGGTCGACGACCCCCTCGACGGGATAGTTGACTCGAAAAGGGGCTTAGACGACCCGTTGGATGATTTAGACTTCTGATCCTTAGCAAGGAGCCCGCCGATGCGAAAACGCACCAGCGGGCTCCTACGTGGCAAGGAAGGCTATAGGCCAATGGCCTACTAGCGCATGAGGCGCTTCGGAATGCCGTATTCCTGGAGCAGCTCGATCACCCGGTCGACGACGGCAGGAGATACGCCGCCAGCCTTGCTGTAGCGAATGACGCTGCGGCGCGAGATGCCAATCACCCGCGCCGCGTCACCTTGCGTAAGCAGACCGAGTCTGACTAAGGCACGGCGGAATTGCTGGTCAGTCATAGGATCGCCAGCAGTACGCCCCAAAAGCCAAAGTAGCTGAAAATCAGCAGTAGAATGGCGATCGCCAGCAGGGGAAAGATGAATTCAGACATGGTCAGTTCTCCAGGTTTAGACGGTCAAATGGCCGCCCCATTACCCTTCCCGACCCCCGCTTTCGCGGGGGCAGGAGGGAGGGCAACAGGCCGGTCAGCTACGGCCGTTGAGGATGTCTACGCCCGCCTGTGCAAGCTTCGGTGCGGGCTTGCCGACCGCTTCGGCCGGGACAATGGCGACGAGGTGCCCACCGCGCGAGGCTGAAGCCTTCCGAGCGAGGTCCAGGCGAGAGGCCCAGCCGCCAACGTGGGGCTCGTAGTGGCCGTTCTTGAGATTGCGTTCGAACCAAGTGATCGCAAGCACACGCTGGCGGGCAACGTAGCCTTCGAAGCCGCCCTCGATGGCTTCCTTGGCCTGCTCGATGCGCTTGTAGTCAGGCACCGGGCGCCACGCCTCGACCTTGACGGCCCAATGGTCGATGCCTTGCGCGGCAATCTCGCACTCGTAGTCATAGCTAGGACGGTCGTGGTGGGATGCCTTGTAATTGTAGGCAGCATCCCGCGCGGCAGTCTCGTCATACTGGATCACCCAGGCGTGGGTGTAGGTGCGATTCTGGCTGGTGCGCTTGCCGACAATCTTGCCGTTGTAGCGGGCGATGTACTTGGTAGACATATCAAAACCTCCAGGTTTTCGGCTCAATCAGCCGGTGTCCGGTATGTGCCAGATGTCACAGTGTGTGTCAAGTGTCACAGGGTTGGGGTTAGGAAGTATTTTTTGGACGCCTAAACCCAACCTCACCCCATTACCTCGCATAATCCGCATTGCGGAGCGTGCGGATCGTGCGGATGATGCCCCCATGTCTAATATGAAGATCGTGCCCCTGATCTCAGCCGGCGACAAAGCCGTGTGCGAGGATGCCAGGGACGTCCTCGACGCCCTTGCCGTCAGAGTCGAGCAGCTGGAGCTCGCCCGCGATCATCGCCTCGCTATCCTGGAAGGACGTATCGCCGTCCTCGAGGCCGAGCTGACGGAACTGCAGACAGTTGTAGAGCAGAAAGTTGATCCATGAGCATGAAACCGCTCGACCACGACCCCGTCAGGGCCGCGCACAATGCCCGTCTGGTCGAAGAGGCCCGTCTGGAACGGCATACCCGCATCGTGCAATCCGCTACGACCAAGCTCGACCCCAGCCGAGAGCCGGCCGACGAGTATAAGCGTAAGGGGGGCTGATGGGTCG